TGCACCCCTGGCCAAGGCTTTTCTATGAATGCGAGGATAAGGCCTGCGGTTGATGTGTCCCTCGTTTCTGGCGGGTGTCGCCGTGTTATTAAGAAATCTCAAACTCTTCGATATGACTTTGAGGGGGATGGCTTATGTGGCTGTGCTGTCGCATCTAATGATGGAGTTCGAGGTTTTCACTCTATGGGAGGTGCATGTGGAGGCGTCGCAGTGCTGTGGTCTAATAGCACGCGGTTGTACCTCAGAGACCTCCTTAGCGGAGAAGCCCGCTATATTGAGGCAGATATTAAGCCAGTTGCAGTTGCTAGTGGTGCTAGGTTGATTACGCCCATTAAGCACCAGCATCATGCTGGTTCTAAATCGCGTCTGGAGCCAAGTGAGCTCTATGATATATTTCCGGTTACCAGGAAACCGGCGGATCTCACCAAGGACATTAAAGATCTTGTTCAGAAAAGTATGGAAGCCACTAATGTTATACCAGATGCTGATTTTCAATTTGCGAAGAGTACGCTAGGTGACTATATTCCAGAATTTAGTGCTATATCTATGGACGAAGTGATAAAGGGGGCTGACGATCTTGCCCCGATAAATATGAAGTCGTCCAATGGTTATGGTTTGCATCCTGAAAAGAGTTTTTATATCGATAAAGTTAATGGTGTTTTGACTTCTGAGGCTCAAGGCGCTTATTTGGCGTTTGAAGAGCGCATTATAACTGACACATTAACAGTCGAAGATCAGATTTGGGTGGAATGCAAGAAAGATGAGGTAAGGGACTGTCCTAAGAATGAAACCCCCCGGACTTTTCGGTGTTCCAATCTGTGGTTGCAGTTGCTCTGTAAACGGCTTTTTGGCCAACTGGCGCAGCGAGTAGTTAAGTCTAGACACCGCACACAGATAATGATAGGAGTGAACCCTGTGTTGGAAGCCGAGGCAATGGTCAAGCAGTTGGAGACTTGTCTCCTATTGTGGGATGGTGACTTTAAGGTATTTGATGGTAAAGCGATTGCGGCAGCCCATCATGCGATTAGTGACCTTATACTTGGGAAATTTTCAGGTTCTGATCGTGATAGGAAGCTTATGAAGTGGGTTTTGGCTAACCTACCTCATTGTTTAGTTTTAGCTGGTGATTCGTTGTTTCAAGTCACCCATTCCTTGCCTTCTGGACATTTCTTAACGGCCATTTTGAATAGTTTGTATAATAGGTTTCTTACGTTGTGCTGGTTTTT